AAAAAAAAATATGAACAGTTAAAAGAATTCACCGAAGAGTTAATATATAGAGTAAATCCAGATATATTAAATGATTTAAAAAATAAACTTAAATAATCTTTTTTTATTATTTTTATTTAAAATTAATAATCTAATAACATTATATAATGAAAGATGTTATTGTATTCGGAAATGGACGTTCATTGTTCGAGTTTGATTTTAAATCTGTACCAAGAAATAGATATGATATTATCGGATGTGGATTGGCGTTTAGATATTGGGAACGTATTGATTGGTATCCAGACGTTTATATTAATGTTGATGTCGTGGTATGTGAGAAAAATAAATCAGTTATGTCATTTATAAAAAAGCAAAAGTGTAGTAAATATATTGTAAGTGAAACAATTAAAAATATATGGCCAGATTATCCAAAGGATGGTTCAATATTATTTTTTGAAGATTTAAAAAAGGATGAATCAACTATCTATAATGATATTGTAGTTTGGGGTTCTGGTAATATCGCTGTATATTATGCACTGGATAATTATAATCACGTATCAATGGCTGGATTTGATTGTGATTATACTGAGATTATTCCCGAGTGTGATAAGCAAGAAGACGGAACATTAATAATTAAAAATACCCCAAAATTTAATCCAAATTATTTTTTTGATACTTATCAGCAAAAGGGTGATATATATAATGTACCGAATGGAAAAAAAGTTCATTTAAATAGTTGGGTAGAATTATCCAATTCTATTACCGAAGGAAAAAAGTTAATTAATTATAATGATAAAACAACATTATATCATTTGTTTGAATCTTATCCAACTAATAGTTTGACATTTCAATATCCAGAATATAATCCAAAAAATAAAATTGCTTTTTGTGTTCCATCAACATCAAATGGTAGAAATTGGGAATATCTACAATCAACATATTTATATATGGTATTACTAGAATCATTAAGACCACTTCAAAAGCAATATCGTATTACTGTATATATTGGTTATGATGATGACGATAAATTATATAGTAATGTTAAATTACCAACTAAATTTAGTAATATGGATTTAGTGTGGGAACCATTCCACGACTGTAAGGGAGATCCGTGTCGCATATGGACACAACTAGCAATCAAAGCAATTACAGATGGTCATGAATATATGCAGATTGGTGGAGATGATATTATGTATGATAAGCGGTGTGAATGGTTACCCAAATTTATTAAGACATTAAAATCCAAAAATAATATTGGATATGTTGCGGGATATAGTAATAATGATAATATACCAACACAATTTTTGATACATAAAACTCATCTAGAAATATTCGGATGGGTATATCCACCACAAATTCGAAATTGGTTTTGTGATGATTGGATGTATAATGTATATGGCCGAGAATTTGGTAATTGGTTAAAACAATATAATCATTATAATGTTGGTGGGCAGCCTAGATATCAACCAGATAACGCCAAGCGATTATGTGAAATGTTAGTCAAGAGACACAGACCAGTAATCAAAGATATTAAAAAACAGATTGATGATTCAATGATTTATTTTAATCCGAATAATTTAACCGTAATTGAATAATTTTAAAAAATAAAAAATATAATTAATTTATTATAATAATATATATAAAATAGTATGCCGAAAAAAGCTAAACAAGATACTAAATCAAAACCACCACCAAAAGTTTTTAAGGTAAAAGACCCGGAGCCAGACGGACGGTATGCTGATCTCCACCCGCATTTACCACAGCCACCGGCTCTATTATTAATTGTTGGTAGTGTTAAACAAGGAAAAAGCAATCTAGTTGTTAATTTATTATGTAATCCGGATATGTATAGAGATAAATTTGATACAGTTAAAATTATATCAAATACTTTGAATGCTGACCCCAAAGGAAAATTACTAAATAAATTTTTTGATTGTGCCGATCATTATTCAGACCAAATGATAACTGATATTGTTGAATCTCAAAAATCATTTGATGAAGAAGATCGACCAACAATGGCTGTTATATTAGATGATATATTAACGAAAGATTTTAAAAAAACAAATCAAGTGTCATTCTTGGCGACTAAGTTCCGTCATTATGGAATTGATTTATTAGCATTTACCACGCAATCATTCCGTGCTGTATCCGGTTTAATTCGTAATAATAGTACGGATGTTATAATCATGAAGCAACAGAACCAAAAAGAATTAGAAAAAATATCAGAAGAATTTGGGGATATGTTTCCCGGTATATTTATGGATTTGTATAAAAAGGCTATTGAAGACGCTCCATATAGTTTCTTGTATCTTGATCTTCAAGAAAATCCAGCCAAAGCATATATCAGATTTGAGACACCGATAGCTGAAGGTGATAAAAAACTATTCTAAATATAACTATTTTTAATTAAAAATATTCTCAATATATTTTATTTTTTATATTATAAATAATGGATCTATATGGTACAAATGGGAATGCAATCGCCATGGGTAATGCCCGTAGAGAACAAGTCAGAGAATTAAATGAACGGATTCAGCAGCATAATACCGATGTTGCTAATTCTATTAGTGAGCAATTTGACCAAAAGAAAACAACCGAACAAATAAGAGACGCACAGCAGAAGGCACAGGCACTGTGGACCGGCGCACATATGCCAGATAAAATCAAAAAATTTAATGATTGGAAAGCAAAGAGAGCTGGTGGAGATGGTAAATCTAATCCAATTTCGAATGAAGCATCTGAACAAGCTGACAGAGTATCCGAAGCTGGACCACCAGCAGAAGTAGAAACACCAGAACCAGAAGCACCAGCAGCGGATGAATTAGCAACCAGTACTGGTCCAGCAGCATCAGAAGCAACGGACGGTTTAGAACAAGTTGCCGGCAAATCTTCGGGAGCAGTTGCAGACATTGGAGAAGAAGCAGCAGTAGCCGGATTAAAATCTGGAGCTAAATCAGCATTAAAAGAAGGAGCAATATCTGGATTGGGAAAAGTAGCTGGAGCAGCTGGCGGTATTATGGCCGCAGCTCAAGGCGGTTTAGATATATATGATGATATTAAAGCTGGTGGCATTGCTGGTAATAATAATTGGGAAAAAGCTGGAAACTTACTTCAGATTGGCGGTTCCATTGCTGACATTGCTGGCATAGCATTCCCACCGGCAGCACTAATTGGTGGTGTTTTAGATTTAGCATCAGCCGCAACCACTGCTGTTGGAGAATCAGAAGAAGAAGGAAAAGAAGCTGGAGAAGAGAAATCAGATATACAATCACAGCAAGAACAGCAGATAGCAGCACCAGAACAACAGACAGTAGCCACTGGACGTGTTTCTTAATTAAAACTTTTTTTTTTATTTTTTGATTATTTTTATTATATTATTTATGTTATAAAATAATGTCGTTATATTGGTCCGCAGATGACAGCGTTAAAGTTGGTGAGACTAAAATCTCCATTCCTAGTGAAAATGGTCTCAATTACTCCCCCGGCCAGAAAGTCCAGATATTTGTCGATCCATCCACCGAGTTTATGGATGGTCGCGAAACATATCTAGAGTTTAATGTTAAACTAGCTCTACCCTCGGGTAAAGCACCAACTCGCCTACAGCTTGATAAAGTTGGTGGCTCTATTCTAATTAGAAATATTCGTATCTATGATGGTTCTCGTGGTAATCTCCTTGAAGAAGTAAATGCGTATGATACATATGTTGCCGTAAAATATGATTATGATAAAGACAGAAACGCAGAGAATATGCGAGCATTAAAGGAAGGCGGAAGCGTATATCAGCCCGGTAATCGTGGTGATTCGGGTAATATTCAATCCGCAATGGCTAATACTCTAACTAATCCATACTTCAAGCAGACATCGGGAGACCAGTCCGCATCATTCACGGATTCTGATTTCCTAACAGCTAAATGTTGTATTCCAATCCATACGGGTATCTTTGCTAACTCAGATACCATTTTCCCAGTTATGATGACGAATGGTCTATATATGGAGATTGATTTGAATGATGCACCGGCTGTTATTAAACAGTTAGACAGTGTATTACTTGATCGTAAATTATCACTCAACCCGGTATTCCATTCTCTCAATGGTTCTTCTACTCCGGACACTTGGGCAAATGGTTCAGCAGCAACCACATTTTATGTTGATACTGATAACTCTATTAGTGGTGCGCAGCGTGTGTCTAAATTCCCATTTGTTGTTGGTGAGACTATTGGATTTGCACTTAGTAATAACAATGGTTCTCTTGCTACTCTATCGGCTACGGCAACGATTAGTGAGATTAATTCAAGCACATCGGCAAGTGGTGGTACGGGATTAGTTGAAGTCGTATTAGATGCATCAATTACTAATAATGGTGCAGCAATTAACCAGAATTGGGCATTGTATTCAACTGCTGTATCGAGTCAGTCAAGTTATGATGCGACATATACTGTATCTAATGTTAATCTAGTTGTGAGTCAAATACATTTAGACCCAGCATATAAACAGGGTATGTTACAAAAAGTTCGAGACGGAAAGGCGATAGAGTTTGATATCCAGTCGCTAACAAATTATAAACATTCTATTCTAGCATCTGATAGACAGACCACATTCCAGATATTTGCACAGAATAGCCGAGCCCGCAGTTTACTTGTTGTTCCTGTTGATTCTAGTGTATATACATCTGCCCAGCAGATATCTGGCTCTGGAACTTATATGATTACTGGCACATCATATGCTAATGCCTGTGCTACTACTAAGAACTCTGACGATGTGGCTCTATCTAATAATAGAAGCCAATACACGGGAGTGGTAGATGAATTATCAAGCATACAATACACTCTAGATGGAATGAGAATCCCATCGAGAGAGATATCCACGGCAAAAATAGCAACAAAGAATAGTTTAGACGCCTTCCATCTATTCGAGTTAGAAAAGACATTAGACGCAGCGGGAATACCGCCTAAGAGTTTTACAGAGTTCTTGAATAACTTCTGTTTTGGTCGATCGTTTGGTGCTGGATCTCAGAAAGGTGTAATGGACTTGCGCGGCAAAGACCTTGCGGTAATTCTAAAATACCAGACATCCACGGCACCAACTGTTGGTAAGCTATTCAACTCATATGTATTCCATATCCGCCGATTAGTACTAAGAGATGGTGGAGTAGATGTTGTACAGTAATTAATCGACACTTTTATTAACAAGATATCTATTTTCTACTCTATTTTGAATATCAGAATAATCATTTAATTGACTAGCAATTGTATTATTCAATCCAACCGCCATATACTTATCAAATAACTGATTCCAATACCAATCTAGATAATATTTTCTAATATCTTTATTTAATGTTCTGACTGTTTTATTTTTACGACCAACAGTTTTAATATTATACAATTCACCTTTATTTTTATAACATTCTGTTAGTCCTTCAATTCCTTCAATTAAATTATATCTTAAATCTTCAACGATAGTTTTATTGACCATATAACCACTTGTCCATGTAGCCCATTCAACACGATTAAAATCTTTGTCAATTATTTTGTATTTTTTTATATGATTACAAATTAATAATATATCAAAATCAAAATCCGGTATTTTTATTGAATTAAAATTATTATCACCAATAAATACGAAATCATCTTCTAATATTATACATCGATCATAACCACGCTCCGCCACAATCTCCATACATTTGATATGTGATTTAGCGCAACCAATATATCCATGTTCATCATATACTGCTGGTACTCTCTCATAATTATATCCATCTAATAATCGTTCCATATGTTCGCGTCTATCAGTTCTTGAATCTAAATTAATATATAATATTGGGATATCAAAGTTTGGTTTTTCAGTTTTAACAAAAACAGTGTGAAAACCATCAACAACACATTCAAAACCCATATCAATAAATATTTTTTTTAGTCTATCATAATTACAATTATCTGGGCGATCTTGTTCAAATATTATTAATCTTAAATCATCAAATAGTTGCGTATTTTCATCATAAAAAGTCTCCATGAATCCTTCACAATCAGCCACCAAAACATTAAAGTTACATAATGGTAAACAATAATTTTGTATTTCTCTCCCTTCAACAGTATATGCCGCCCAATCATTTTTATCACTAAATTGTCTCGTATCTCGAACTATTTTTTGTGGCTTACGACTAATAACTCCTTTAATAATATTAAATTTACAATTGTGATTATCTCTATTCTTTTCTAATGCTTCCCATACTCTTGAGTCTGGTTCAACTGAATATTGTTTTGTTTTATCATTTAGTATTTGATTTATTGCTACACTACTCCCACCATATCTTGCACCAAGTTCTAATACTCGATCATCTGATTTTATATATTTTTTAATTAGTTGTATTTCACGTGCTTCAAATCTTTTGTAATCAACCGGTTTTCCATTCTCATTTACAAACTCCATATATTTTATCAAATATAATTTTTTGTTTATTTTTATTTTAAATATATTATAATTTATATAATATAAAATGAGTACTAGTCGTTATGTTCAGATACGCCCAGATAACATACCCGCTAATGGTAAAATATCGTTCAAGAATGGATTTCCGATGCTGTCATTCACTATATCGGCACAAGATGGATTACTCGATCCATCCACGATTCGTGTGACTGGTAAGTTCGCAGCATACAAAGATAACTTAGCAACTCCAACTCCAATTAGACCCGCCGATGAACTAACAATGAATAATCGTTTGGGTATCTACAATGTTATTGAGTCGCTAACTGTTCGATCTCAAAAATCAAAGTTAATATGTGAGAATATCAGACACTATTCAAAATTTATGAACTCATATTTGGCTATGACATCGTCTCTACAAGACCAGATTGGCCATCTTGGAGAGACGTGTCTAATTATGCCCAATAAATCGGCATTCCAAGAGTCTGTAATGGAGTCTCCAACGACGGATGTTTCACAGACTAATAGTTTTTCATTCCATCTACCATCTGGATTTTTATCTAGTGGTAATATGGTTGATCTAAGACAAGACGCATTCGGCGGACTAATTATTGAGATGCTATTACAGCCAGATAGCAATGTTATTTTCAATCTTGACGGTTCGAGTACGGGTGTTGGAGATGCTCACTATGAGCTATCCGATTTATTCTTAACATGTGAAGTCAGTGATTTTGGACCAGATATGCAACCACCAGCACCACAAGGAGCATATGAATTTAATACAATTACTTCTCTATACACTTCAATTAATTCTACTAATGCTCAGATTCAATATATGCTGGGACTAAGAAATGTTCAGTCTGCGTTTATGACATTTGTACCAGTTGCTAATATTAATACACTAACGCAAGATGGTCAAGCAACTGTACAGTTTTCTGGTAATGGAACGAGTAGCACAGCATTAGCACCAATTACCAAGGTACAGTGGCTAAAAGGTGGAGTGAAATTTCCAGCGGACTTTGACTACAACACAAATGTTGTGGAAGATGCTAATACCAAACTATGTGATCCACAGATTATTAGAACTTTTGTTGATTCTGTTCTACCCGATTACACTTATGAACGATTCTCCATATCTCCAGTAAATTGTAATAGAGATTATAATATGACCACTACAGCTGGTGGTGAGTTCGCATACAACAATATCCCCGAAGGTGGAAGCGTATATGGCCTTGGAGTTAAGTATGGAATTGGCGGAGCTGGAGAAGATTTCAGCACTGAGCAATTTGGTGTTTCTATTGAATCCGACCTTAAATCCGACCGTCCAATGGGGGTCTACATCTTTGTTAAGAGTCGTGCGACTCTAGCATTCAAAGATGGGAGTGTCCAATTAATCCAATGATTTATTTAATTTGAAATTAATATAAACTGAAATTATTATAATATAATAATATGGTATTAATATATTGTATTGAAGATATTAATGGATTAAAATATGTTGGTAGTACTAAACAAAATATGTATCGTAGATTTAGACAACATTATTGTGATATGAAGCGTGGTGGTAAGTGTACATCTAATAAATTAGATTTATTAAATTGTGAGATATATGAATTAGAATTGTGTGAAGAATCAAATCGAACGGAAAGAGAGTCATATTGGATAAATAAATTATATAGTGTTAATACATATAAATTAAATCATAATCATAACTTATCGGCTAGAATATATCATCATAATAATAAAGATAAACAAAATGATAGAAGAATTAAATCACATAACTATAAAAAAACTTGGGGTGGTGATAAAAGATACAATAATAATTTATTAGAAATTGATATAAAACTATTTGAATAATCTTTCTAATATTATTACTTTTTTAATTAAATTTTTATTTTTTTTATTATATTATATTTAGTATATAAAAAATGGACGTAACAAGCAGCTATGATGGGGGTAATGATATCCCAGATTTCATTAAGCTGGACCAGATTCCAGCTAACTACTCGCAGAGATTAGAAACCGATTTGCTCGAGCCGGTTGTGTTCCAGCAGGGTAATGGAACGACGGATGGTTTTACTCGTTTTACTCTACAGAATAAAGGTTTTTTACATTCTCACTCTAAAATATTTATGGCTCTTGCACCCCAAGAAGCCACATCCGAGTACTTTTTCGCACCAAATGTTGGTATTGGACAAGTTGTTAAAAAGGCAGTATTAAAGATTGGTAACAAGACTATTAATGAAGTTGATTCGTGGCGTAATTTATATGCTGTTAAATCGTCTCTAATTACGAATGAGAATAACAAAGAGCGTGAAACATATCTAACTGGTCGTTGGTTAGCTCACTCATTTGACTACAATGACGATTCGAGAGTTAGTGCCGGTTCGTATGGTTTAGATAATGGTGTAGAATACATTGGGGATGAACTCAATACTCCTGCGTGGGCTGTTATGTCGGGTGCTGCTCTAGACGAATGCCCCAGCTACTCGATTGATTTATCGGATTTATTCCCATTCCTTAAGGTTCATCAGCTACCATTATACTTAATGAAAGAACAAATCAGTATTGAATTAACATTTGTACCAACTCAGAGCCAACGCGCACAGATAAGAACTGGTGTTGTATCATCGGATGTTCATATCGTTCGTGATCAATTAAAATTCTGTGCTGATTATATCTACTATGGTTCGGGAGATGAGATGGCTAGATATGCAGCAGCCAATCAAGATATGTCATTTAGTTTTGTAGATTATCGAGTTGTTGAAGCAACCACAAGTGTTGGAGCGCTTTCTAGTGGAGTAATTCGCAACATTGGTATGGCTAATCGTCTGGTGCCGCGCGTGATTACTACAATTCCCAATGATACTGTGAATGAAGGAAGTATATTAAGTAATCTTGTGAGTATTGCGCCGGATCGTAGTGCTTCGGGTGTTAGTGGTCCCGTAGCATTCAATATTAGATACAATGATAGATTTGAATTTAGTTCGGATATTGATAACAATGCTCGTCTATTCTCTATGACTACACACGCAGAAGGAGTTCCACCGTTTATTACTCGTTCGGAGTTCTGTCGTGAAGCAGCAGCGGGAACACTTACCAGCAAAGATTATGAAGAGAAAGACCAAAAAATAAATCTTGAAGGAAACTTCTTCAATCTATCGACAAAGTTATCCAATGGGCGTGTCGGTCAGCGTGGATTAGAGATTCATATATCGGGAACATTCCCCACGGCTCAACCCGATTTACTGAGATGTTATGCGGAGTTCGTTCGTGTGGCTCGTCTAAATGGCGGATACATTGAAGTATATAATGCGTACATAATCTTTTTTTTTAATAATTTTTAATTTAAAATAATAATCATATATTATTATATAAATAATATGGATATTAAAACAGACGATTTAAAATCTGATATTGAAATATCAAGACCAAATGCTAAAGAATCAACCGTCAAACAATATATGGTTTTAATTAAGAAACTACAAAAGTTATTTGATACAACCGGATATGATTTTCTAGCCGACCCCGATGAAGTGTATGAGAAAATAAAAAACAATAAATATACTAGTATTAGAAATACATATAATGCTATTATTATCACGCTTATGGCTCTGAATAATAAAGATGGTGATTATGATGAGTTAATTGATAAATATGGAGAACTCAGAGACGAATTAAATCAGCAATATGAAGATGAGCAGAAAGCCGGTAAAATTAGTGAGAAGCAAAAAGAGAACTTTGTTAAGTTAGAAGAATTACAAAATATGATAAATCAAATGGCGGATGAGATTAAAGATAAGAATCTCAAAACCAAAAAAGAATTAACCGCCAAAGACCGTGAGCTATTGATGATGTATACTCTGTATAATATGTTAATTGAGATACCAACAAGAAATGATTTTGCTGGAATGAAGTATATTAATAAATCAACATATAATAAATTAAGTGATGAAGATAAAAAAGAACGTAATTATTTAGTCAATCAAAAAAATAAATTATTTTTCGTTTATAATAAATACAAAACATCAAAAGCATATGGAGAAAAAATAATTGATAGTCCAAAAGAATTAACAAAGATTCTAAGAATGTATATTAAATTAACCGATAAAAAGAATGATGATTTTATGTTCACCACATCAACCGGTAATCCAATATCAGCAAATGTTGGGAGTCAAATGCTATTAAAATATAGTAAAAGATATCTTGGTAAGAATATATCCACAACAATGATCAGACATATTGTATTATCTGATAAGTTTGGAGACGTCAAAAAAGAAATGGCGGATATGGCTGAGAAGACTGGACATAGTACAGAGACAATGATGAATGTATACGTAAAAGATCCAGATAAGATGGTTGATGCTGATGAATCATAATAACTCTTGAATTGCTCGAGTATGCACATATATGATATCTCTAGTTCTCTCAGTCTCATGGCCGAACTTATCAGTTACAGATTTTAGATAGTAATCACCCTTATCCCAATTTATTTTCCAATAAAAATATCTATCATTATGTATTTTCCAAACAATATAAAAATCAGCATTACATTTATTTCTTTTATTATATTGATATGCTGATCTCATTTTAACGGCATCAAATATTAATGAATCAATTAAAGTATCTTTAAAACAAAATCTATTAGTATAATTATTGTATTTAATATCTTTTCTTGTTTTTAATTCAACAAAAATATTATCCGCATAAAAATCAAAATGCGAGAATACATCATCTTGTTGTTTTAATTCACACTTAAATAATTTAGATAAATCATCGATTGAATTTTCTTCGGACTGTTTTCCTTCGAGATAATTTTCAATAAACATTTTATAATATATCTAAGATTTTATTTTTGACAAAATTAACGCGGTCAAAATAAAAATATAATATATTGTATAAAGTAAAATGACGAATCCATTCAATGCGTTGTCTGAGCAATCATTGTATAACTCATATAATTATTATCGTAGAAGATATCCACATAAAAGTAGTGAAGATATCATAAATCGATGCATCGAGACCAGAATCTGTGATAAGCGAGAACCATTCGAAAAAAAAGAAGTCGAAATAATATCAGAACCGTGGACACCACCAGATGGAGAGATCATTTATGAAGATACTAGATATATTTATTACACAGATAAAGTATGGAGTAAAGATAGATGGAAAATAATATCGACAAAATATAGTCCAAGATTAAAATTATATAAATGTTATTTAAAAACAAAAGATAACGTACGTTTTCTATATACAATCGGCACAATTCCCACATATATTACATCAAAATCATCAAAAAAGTAGATTATTAATCTCGAATCATTACTATAAAAGCACTTAAACATAATTAAATTTAAATTTAATTATGTTTAAGTGATTTTATAGTAATGATTCGATATTAATAATCTACTTTTTTGATTATTTTGATGTAATATATGTGGGAATTTTGCCGT